TTTCCTTAGCATAACCAACGAAATCAGAGTCAGTAGTACCAGTAGTAGATACTAACACATCACCGTTGTGCCAAGTTGCGGCGACCATGAAACCGTTTACCTTACGGAAAGCTAAAACTTCATCGTCATCATTGAATACAGGTGCCTTTGATTCAACACCATAGTTATAAATCTTAGTAAATGGCATAGTAACCACGTCGAAGTTTTCATCAACGATAGTACCACGGCAATACTCTAAGTATTCGTTCCACAAATCATCGTAGAACACAGTACGCTTGTACTTTAGAATAGATAACCCATCACCAGCCGACTTCATTGAAACCAGCCGTGGGTTATCAATCACAAATTGCTTCAATGAATCCTTGTTCATTTGTATCTCTCTAATAGGTCTGCTAGATTCTTATCTAGTTGTTTCATATGATCGTCCAACTTCTTTTGATGTTGATTACGATCCGCTTTTGCTTTCTGCCAGTTCTGCCATAGTTCAAGTGCTTGTGACCCGTTGGCTAGAACTGAACCTTTGTATACTACTTGCTTCATTGAAATTCACTCTTTCCTTGAAATTTCTTTTGTAGTCTTTGATACTCGGCAAACTCTTTTTCTAAGTTTGTACGCTTACGCAACTTTTCTTTTTCACGATCCTTAGCTTCTGCTTCGCGGCGCTTGGCAAACTCTTTGTCGTTCTCTAAACGGTGTTCCCACACTTCAAGTTCCAGTCCACCGTCGTAGCCATAAGGAGCAACATTGAAACTGACCTTGCGGCCGGCGTAACGCAAATCAAACTCCTGCATTTCTGCAATCACTTCAAGTGGGGTCTTTTGGTCCAGGATATCGTAGAACGATTCTGTACCTAATCTTACGGTAACCTCTTTACGTTGTGCTTTTGCCATATCAATTTCCTGTTACATTCTCAATACAAGTATTGTAACAGGAAACTGAATTACTGTCAAATTACTTTTCGTTTAGTAAGTACCGGTTAGAAATAGCCTTGAAAGTCATGCCGCCGTCTACTTGCTTGAATACGATACCTTCACGCTCAGTCTTGGCCATTGTTGATTGCCCTTCGGCAGAAGCAATGATTTCTTCGACTGTTTGTGTTAGTACATATTCCTCGTTCAATACAGCAACATGGCGCAAGCCCATACGCTCAATCAACTCTCTACGAGCTTTCGGCGGTAGGTACTCACCTTTCTGAATGTCGTACACATCGAACACACAGAATTGAGGTTTAGTCAATCCGTAGATGTTGCCTTGAACTCCTGGACCAATCAATTCACCTTGGATAGCGAATGACCAGAACTCGTCCACTGCGATCATCTTAGCTTCAATGTCTTCGGCACGTGCTACTTCCCAGAAAGTGTTGCCTTCAACTTCTTTCAAGTTTAAGTTACGTGAGCATACGCCAAATTCCATCTCACCTGAATCACCAACTGAACGATAAACAGTCATTGAAGAACCTTCGTACTTTTCAGTAACTTCAAAAGTCATACCTTGGCAAGCCGCGATTTCCTTTTTCAAGTTTTGTACACGTTCTTGGTCAGTCTTAGGGATAAGTGAAGGGAAGTTACCCTTAGCAGTACCAGCTAGTTGAGCAGGAATTGCCTTTTCCCACTTGACGATACCAAGATACTCTGTTACATCCGAATCTTCACCGAATGAGTGGGTTTCAGGGATAACTTGATCCAGATTGAGTAGCAAGCCTTGTGATAGTTGACCACGTAGTTTGATAGTCTTTAGTCGTTCACCCTCGATTCCTTCAAATGCCTTAGGGAAATGACCAGGCTTAGTCAAGAACGGAGCCAGCTTAGATGGAATCCATGAGTCCACTTCACAGTAAACAGCCATGTCACCTGGACGGTACTCACCTTTCTTCGCTACGACTTTCCAGCCGCCGACTGTTGCTACTTCAATAGCATCAGCGCCATCGATAGTGTCGATAGCATCAATTCGTCTAATAGTTGCTAGTTTACGCATTTTAATCTTTCATTCAAACAAATGTTGGGGTACTGGGCCAAACAACGAGTAAAGAACTCGGCTAGCAGTAGATGCTACTGCCAACTTCATACTACGTTCCATTGCCTTACGTTTATAGTAGTCACGGGCTATTCTGTTACGAATGGCACCGCGACTGTTGTTACATCCAAAACAAGCCGCGACTAAGTTAGAAGCGTCCTCAATCTTTTTGTGTCGGGGACTTGACCACTTATCAACGAGGTGCTCAACTGTTGCCTGTTGTGGCGAACGCGGGGTCTGAGTCATTTCACAGGCGCAATAGTAGCACCTGTTATTCTGTTTAGCAATCAAACTGCCGAGCATTTATACCTCGATGTTCTTACGAGCGATTGCCATCAATGTAGCATCACCCTTTGTCATTACTTCTAATAAAGCCCGCTTCTCTGCTAAGTAGGTCTTGGCAAACTTTTCATCGTGTGCCATGATTGACCTGGTGTTAGAGATTAAGTCGGCCAACTTGACTGTCTGAGCTTCGGCAGGTGCCTGTGCTGTGTGAGCACGGTCGATAGCCTTACGAACGGCACGATTGCCTTGTTCGGGGCGGCTAACGTCTGTCAACCATCCGACCAACTCTGCTACCTTCTCACCGAACTCGGCACGAACTGTCTCGATGCTAACGCCGGTGTCTTCTACCGTGTCGTGTAACCAAGCAGCCGCTAACATTTCAGGAGTGTGTGGCACCGAACGAACGATGCTAACAACTTCTGCGGGGTGAACGATGTAAGGCTCGAAAGTGTACTTGCGGAGTTGGGAGACAGCCGCGTGGGCAGCCGTAGCGAATACTCTGGCCTTTTCAACGATATCTGTCATTTCAATCTCCTTATCAACTGTCTAAGAACTTATTGTAGCAGGATGTCCATTTATTGTCAAATATTATCCTCAAAGAATGGCGAGTGGGTTGATGTGCCCTTTAATATCAGCATAACCTCTTGAGCATCAGTGAAAATTAAACCTTTTGTTTCTAAGATTTCTCTACGCTTTTCACTATCAAGTGAGCACCATAGTTCTACTTTTTCATATGAGCCAAACGCCGGAGTGCCCACCAAATGATTCAATACCCACTTCGATAGTGCTATTAGCTCCTTGAGACTATTTGCCGGATGACTTCTTGCCAACATCATCGTGGCATCATTTGCCATAAACGATGTGAAGAATGAACCAGGATTGAATCCGTATACTAAGTAGTTATAAACAGGATCAAAGTAGTCTGGAGATTGAACTCCCCAGTCTGCCATCGATTTCTTGAATTTGTTTTTGCTGTGTTCAGTAAGTTCCATATCTTTCCTACAATGAAGTCATAGTATACTAGGATATGGAATTATTGTCAAACGTGGTGACCTTTGATTTTGCCTGTCATGGCATCGTTGATAGCACGTTCCATCTCCACGACGATAAAGCCAGTAGCATCGAATGCCATATCACGAGCACGATACTCTTCTAGACCGCTCACACCGCCGTGTAAGTGTCCGTGAAAGTGTAGAGCGCCTCTGTGCATTTGGTCCCACTCCGCGATAGGATAGTGAAACATACAGATACGGTGCTTGTCGTATGTGATGCTCAAATACTGGTGTACTTCTTTGAAGCAACGACGAAACACAGGGTCGTTCAACAACTTGCGGTCGTGGTTGCCCTCAACGAGAATCTTGTCACCATTCAAACGATTAGCAATCTTTACTGCCTTATCAGCAGGTAGAAAAGCAAAGTCGCCCAAGATGTAGACTAGGTCGCCATCTGATACGATTTGATTCCATTCACGAATCATTGTCTCATTCATGTCGTCAACGTCTTTGAAACGTGAACGAGTATGAGGACAAAACTTCATAATGTTTGTGTGACCAAAGTGTAGGTCAGAGGTAATCCATGTTCTCATCGTCTTTTTCTCCAACTGTATTCTACACCATCTGGACAAAGTCCATCCCGTATTGAGTCAACTCCCATGGAGCCAACTATTTCGATACCTTCACCTATGATTAAGGTGCCTGGTCTGTTTACTGTCTTGTTATATTCTATGGCATCGGAGAGTGACATACAATTATGAACTCGGTCGATGCCAAATTTATCTTTCCATTTTACTTTATACATTTTTATTTCCATAATAAGTCGAAGTTACCATTCATTACTTTTTTCACACTGGCTTCATTCATCGACTGGTGATCCTGAACCCTATCGTCTTGAAAACGATAAGTCCTTATTTTATCGCCTCTCATACCAGAGCCGACTTGTTCTCTTCTATCTTCATTTACCCTATTATTGTAACAGGCTGTGAAGTTATTGTCAACTCTTTTTTGTATTTCAGCTAGAGCTTGCTGGTAGCTGTTCTCACGACTACGACACTGTGCGGTAACTACCGTACCTGACGGCACGTGTGTTAGTCTACAACTGTTTTGATGTTTGTTGCGGTGTTGACCGCCGGCACCTGTTCCCGAATACCATTCAATCTTCAAGTCTCGCTCGTTGATTTGATGGATGGGACGTTGTGGGTCCACGATAGCAACTGTGACTGTGCTTGTATGTACACGGCCCTTACGCTCTGTGGGCGGGACACGTTGAATACGGTGTCCACCGGCTTCATTTTCTAAGCCGGATAAATCAGTACCTTGAACTTCTAAGTGAACTTCGCCAAGATACTCATTTATCAGGCGGGTAGTTCAACCCTTGCGTTCTGCGAACTTCTTATATGCTTGTGCTAGGTCTCTAGCAAACAGTTTACTATCTTCACCGCCTTCAGCACCGCGGATTTCTATAACTCGTTTCATATGGTGGTCTCCATCTTGGTATTTTTGAATCGATGTAGTATTCTACTACTTCTTTATTTAGTTGTTTGAACGGTGATTTCAACAAGAATATCAATTCTTCGGCATCGTCCCTAAACTCAACACGGTGAACATCACCTTCACTAATCTTGGCGCCCATATTACAAATGAATGTGAAAGTTACGCCGAAGTCTCTAGTGAGCACGTCGGGTCCCAACTCATATCGTCGGAACTCGTATGGGTAATCATTAGGAACGTCAACGTAAATTTCACTCGGCATACCAGATTTCCTTGAAGCCTTCCGATTCTGTTGGTGGCTCTGCTTCTAACTGAGCCGCCATTTGTGATACAACGTGCCATGGAATTGTCTTACCAGGGCGTGAATCTAAACGGCGCTTCAATTCTTCGGTAGCAGGAGTCTTGAACACCACAGCGATAAAGTCATATTGATCGTTCAACAGGGTGTTGAACTTCTTACGACGGGCGCCGATTGTAGTAGAAGTTTGGTCCCAGATAATGTCCAGTTTGTTAGCTTGACATACCAAGGCCTGGTTGGCCATCAATCTGACTGCTACCTTCATATAACTATCAAACACTTCCGAGTAAGTCTTGCCTACTTCCTTGGCGTGAGCCTCTACAAAGTTGTCAGTAGATACAACAGGGATATCCTTGGCCCAGTCTTGTGACTTGATCCAAGTAGACTTGCCACTGCCAGGAACACCGACCAATACATAACACTTATTCTTCATGACCATAACCTCAATGTTTTCATAATCTCTGGCCAATCTTCCTTCTTACGAGGAGCAAATACAATCGCTACCTCTTCGTTGTCTAATCGACTTTCAGTGATTACTTTATTGTGCTTTACTTTCTTTAGTTGTTCAAACTCTTCATCAGTAACCATACAAGTTACTTTTTTGAAACTATTGTCTAACCACTCTTGTGTTTCATCTAACCACGAAAACGCTAGCCATCCAATGAGACCGGCATGAGCCGCGGTGTTAAGAGCATGACCAGTAGGCACCCACTCTTTGATAGCAATATACATCTTCATTAAATGTCACCTTCGTGTGACGGTGGCAGAATGATTCCACCGTTACTGTACTCGTATGGTTGCCCGTTGATGGTGTGAGGCTCGTTCTCATCGTAAGTCCAACCTAGTGCCCTCATCATACGATGCTTGACTAACAAGTTAGGACTACGAAACACTTCTGTATCACGGAAGCCCAGCATAACACCAAGTTCACATACAGCGCCACTACGACATACACCAGCGTGACAATGAACGATAACGTTCATACGATTTTCCATAGCGTGTTGAAGTAAGCGAACCAACTCATTGGCTTGCTCTTGACTACAACGCATTTCCTCGTCAATAACGTGGTCAGTTTCCTCAACGTCGAGAAACTGAAATTGGTGAACTTCACGAAACTTTTGATGAGGAGTAGGAAAGTCTCCAGGAGGATCACAGATTTGGATCAGCATAGCGTTAGGACCAGCGTCCATGTGAGTGCCACGCTTAATATCAATCAACGATGTGTTTTGAATCCATGGGTTCAACATGACTGTCCTTTCCTAGTAATAGTGTTATTGTATCATAGTTTGTGTTTATTGTCAAGTAACACTAAAGTATTACCGACATGAAAAAGCCGCCCATTTAGAGCGGCTTGTTTGTTAGATTAAAAACAGATTATTGTTTTTGGATCTTACTTACTAGACCAGCACTGAAGTAGTCTTTGTACATTTCGTACACTGGAGCTGTAGTAGCGCGGAACTCTTGTTCAGCTTCTACACTCATCTTAACAACCTTAACGCCACGTGCTTCGCACTCAGCTAGGATGTTAGGAATGTCAGCAACACTCTCACGGCGTTCTTGACGAGCGGCTA